TCTAACTTGTGGAGTGCACTAGGTGAAGACAACGCTTTAAAGGTTGTTGAGTCAGTCGGTAAAGCTAATGATTCCTTTGATAAGGTAGGTGGAACGGCCAAAAAGACAGCAGACCAGTTAAAGGATTCTAACCCCTTTGACCTTGCTAAAAGAAGTGCAGAGGCTTTTACTGGCAGTCTTACAATCAATAAAGACCAAGCAAAAGATTTAAAAAAGGCTTTTGAGCCTCTAGGTAAAGCATTAAAAGACTTATTCCAGTCGGTAATGAAAAACTTACCAGATATAGCTAAAAATTTAACACCAATTATAGAGTTTGCTTCTAAGCATTTACCTGAGATGATTACCTTAATGAGTATATTAGGTGGTTTATGGGCTACTAAAAAGGTTGTGGAGTATGGTAAAGCCGTAACAGGTGTATTTTCTGGATTATCAGGATTGATTATTAAGCCTAAAGTTGATGGCAGTAATGCTAAACGTGAGCTAGGAATACTTGGCAAAGCTGGTAAAGGCATAGGTAAAGCCTTTTGGTGGACTGGGAAGCTTGCTGTTAAGTCAGTGCTAAAATCACTCGAACTGATCGGTGATGCCACTATAAAAACTGGTAAAGCTTTATGGTGGACTGCTAAATTAGCAACCAAAGTATTTTTAAAATCACTTGAATTACTAGGTGGTGCAGTAATTAAAAGTGGCAAGGCTATTGGTAAAGGGCTTGTATTTACAGCCAAGATAGCCACTAAGGGAGCTAAATTAGCTATGGCTGGCTTAGTTAAGACAGCTAAAGTTACTGGAAAAGGGATTAAGTTAGCGTTTAACTTCCTAAAAGCTAATCCACTGATTCTACTTGTAACAGCTATTACCGCAGTAGTGATAGCCTTTGCAGAATTGTATAAACATAACAAGAAATTTAGAAAATTTGTAAATGACTTAGTTAAGTCAGCCCAACAGTTCTTTAAGGGAATTGGCAAGTGGTTCGTGAAAGCTTATAAAACAATCATGAACTTCTTTAAGGATATTCTTAACTTTGTTAAAAAGGACTGGAAAGAGATTCTATTATTTATTGTGAATCCTTTTGCTGGTGCCTTTGCGCTGGTATATAAGCATAATGCTAAGTTCAGAAAAGCAATCAATAAGCTGGTAAAAGATGTTGCTAATTTCTTTAAGAGTATGGGTAAGTCTATTGGGAATACATTCAATAGCATATTCAAGAACATATCTAAGATTTACAACAATATCAAAGACTTTATAGGTGATACAACCCACAACATCTATAAAGGATGGGTAAACAGTTGGAGATCAATATTTAACTTCTTTGGTGATACCTGGAAGAATATTAAGAAGTTTGGTAGCAATTCAATTAATAGCCTTAAGGGTACATTTGATGATGTACTAGGCAAAATTGGTAAGTCATTCAGTAACGCATGGAATGGAATTAAAGACGGTTTCAAGTCTATGTGGGAAGGTATGAAGCAATTAGCTGGTGACGGTATAAATGCTGTTATCAAGATTCCTAATGCTGGTATAGACGGTATTAACGGGCTTATACACGACTTTGGGGGACCAAAGAAAGCCTTAGATAAAATACCAAAGGTTAAGTTTGCCAATGGTACAGGAACTATACAGGAGCTTACACACGCTATCTTAAATGATGGAAACGATAGCCCAGAAACGGGAAACAAGGAAACATTAATCCACCCTAACGGCAAGATGGAATTAGTTCAAGGTAGAAATACTGAAAGGCTATTGTTACCTGGAACAGAAGTTCTAAACGCACGTGAAACAGCCATGTTTATGGGCCTACAAGGTGTTAAGCACTTTGCAGGTGGTACAGGATTCTGGAGCAAGCTACTATCAGGTGCTGGTAACGCTGTTTCAAACATTGCAGGTAGTGCATGGACTGGCTTAAAGAACGGCGTCGACAAGTTCACCAAGATGTTTAGTTACATTACAGGAGCTGTAGCAGACCCATCAGGAACATTAGGGAAAGTATTAAACCTTAAGTCAGGTGGCGTTTCATCGGTCATGGATGGCGTAGCAGGTGGTGCTTATAAAAAGGTAACATCTACAGCCAAAGACTGGTGGTCAACCATGTGGTCAATGGCGAATGAAAGTTCGTCAAGTGGTACAGGGTCTAAGGGTGATGATTATGCATATAAGAACAAGTCTAAAGATTCTGGAGTTGACCCTTGGGGTTACTTCTATCGTGAATGTGTATCTTTCGTAGCTAGTCGATTAAAGAATTTGGGAGTATCAGCAAGTCTGTTCAGTCACTTAGGTAATGGTGCTGACTGGGTTAATGCTAAGGTACCTCATTCAAAGACACCTAAAGCAGGAGACGTTGCAGTTTATGGTGCAGGCTCAGAGTTCGGTAATCACGTTGCCATGGTTACAGGTGTTCAAGGCAACAAAATAAGTGGTGAAGAATATAACTGGAGCGGTGACGGTCAATACCACACCTATAACGGACGTAAGGCATCAGGTGCTACTACATTCTTAGACTTTGGTAGAAGTGCAGGAGCTAAAGCCAAAGAGGTTGCTACAAACAACCCACTATCTAAGTTAATCAAGAAGCAAACAGGTGGCATGATGTCATGGATTCAGAAGTTTATTGCTCCTATCAATGACTCATCTACTGGTGCTGACAATGATGTACAAAGCTGGTCATCAGACGTTAAGAAAGCCTTGAGTAAGCTAGGGTTAAGCACCTCAGGCTCAATGGTATCTAAGGTATTAAAGCAGATTCAAACTGAATCAAGTGGAAATGCTAAAGCTATTGGTGGTAATGACGGCTTAGCAGATGGTAATGCTACAGGTTTGATGCAAGTTAAGCCTGGAACATTCAAGGCATATGCAGTAGACGGTCACAATAACATCATGAATGGTTATGATAATATCTTAGCTGGTTTGAATTATGCTAAGCATCGTTATGGTGACAGTCTATCATTCCTTGGTCAAGGACATGGATATGCTAATGGTGGTCTGATCACGAAGCATCAAATTGCTGAAATTGGTGAAGGTAATAAGCCAGAAATGATTATACCTTTGGATGGTATGAAGTCATCACGTGGTTTTGAGTTACTTGGTAAGACAGCCGTAGCAATGGCATCTAGAGATGGGCTTACAGGTTCTAGTGCTACTAGTGATAATTCAGATGTGATTAACCAACTCAAACAAGCTGTAGAATTATTAACTCAACTTGTTCAAGGCCAAGGTAATCCAGTGCCTGTAAACGTAGCTCTTGATAAAAATGACTTGTATAAAAAACAAGCCAGTGACGTTAACCTACGTGGTTATCAATCACTTGCATAGGAGGTGATACTATCAAACCAACATTTTTAATAAAATTGAAAGGGCAAGATGAGTTTGACTTGACGGCAAGACTGCCAAATGTTGAATACATGGGTGGTGATTCAACGCCAACGTTCAACAATAATTACCAAGATGATGCAACTAGAGATGGTAGTCGCTTTACAGGAATAACTTTCGGAAAGTTAGTTTTCACTGCTAATTTTTTATTACATTCAAGAGATTATTATGATCAGAAATTGTTACGCCATGAAGTTTATCAATTGTTTGGCGATAGAGAATTATGTAGATTTAGAACTGATATTGATTTGCAAAAAATCATGTATGGTCGACCAACAACGTTTGAAATTAAATTCATTGCTGATGGCTATGATGATTCTTTGTTTTCGATTCAATTTGAAATACCAACAGGATACAAATATTCATTAGTTAGAAGTGATGAAATTGATGTAGATCATACGTCATTTGGTATGAACTTTAAGTTAAATGAAAAGCCGGTTTATCAACAAACCGCTAATCATTTTAAGATTTATAACCCTAGTGATATTGCGATCGACCCTTATTATCAGCGACACGACTTGATGCTGTTGATTAAATTTTCAGGTAGTTCATATCATATTACGAACAACACAAACGGAACAAATTATCAATATAATGGGGTAATTCAATCAAGTGATAGCTTGGTTTTAAATGGTCTATCAACGACTTTAAATGGTAATCCAGCTTCAAAAAATACTAATTTTGGTTATATTAAGCTAGAAAAAGGGTGGAATGACATTACGGTATCGGGTGCTACCAGTCATACAACTACTTTTAGTTTCCCGTTTATTTATATTGACTAGTCAAGTAGTAACGGTTATGAAGCGTGACGGCACCCTAAACGAACCGCTTCAATCACTTATTAAACCGACATTTAATGTCAGTTGGGAAAATAATAGTACCTATCAGATTACGTTCACAGCTTATAGTGACAATAGTGTTGCTTATGCTTTGTTGGTATCTGAAAATATTGTCATGTGGCAAGGACAACAGTTTGTCATTAAACAAAGTGTTCCTAACTATTCAGGTAGGTACAACACGGTTGCGATTACAGCAACTCACATTTATTTAGATGTCAGAAAGATATTTCAACATAATAAAAAAGACGGTACGCTGACTTATTCGGTTAGTGATGTACTGTCTTTTTATTTGGGTAATAACAGCTTTGGTTACTCGTTTGATGTAAAAGGAAACTTTTCAAAAAAGCAAATAACTGACTTAGGTGGTAACAACGCTTTTGATGGGCTAAGTCAAATTATTTCAACGTGGCCAGACGCTTATATCTATCCGGATAACAAAAAAATTGTTGTCTATGATAAGGACAGCTTTGCTACTAATTTAGGCAATCGACTAGGTTATGGTTACAACTCTGATAATGTCGCAATTACTTATGATTCAACCAGTATCATTAATCAATTAACGGTTATTAGTACAACTAAAGATGATGGTTCGGTTTATTTTCAACCACACGTGGTGAAAGATGATACTTCGATTAGTGAGTATGGCGTGTGGGATGGTGGGGATTTTAGCGATGAAAGATTTCATGATGTTAGCGCCGCTAATGCTGCTGCTAAAGCAACATTTGTTACCGAACCGGCAATATCAATCACACTTGATTATTTAGATACCGATGTACCTATACCGGGTGAAGTTAGACGATTAGAAATACTTGATACTGGTTTTGTCACAAATGTGATGGTGATGTCTTACAGCTATTATCCACTAGACCCAACGCAAAAACCGTCAATTACTTTGAATAGTAACGCTAAGACAGTATTGGATTTTCAGCGAAGTAACAAGCAACAGCTTAATCAAGCTAAACAAAATAGTGCTGCACTAGCTAAAGCGATTAAGGACGCGAATACTAAATTGAATGTGATTTCGCAAGATGGAATTTGGTATAAATACGGAGGCGAAGATGTCACAACAGATTAGACCAACAATTACAAATGGTAAAACAGGTGTTGGCAGCTTTGGTGTTGCTGTTATGCCAGATGGAACCTCCGATAGTTTGAGAACGGTCATTACTCCAGATGGTTTTCACTTTGAAGCCTATGATTTTGATGATTTAACGTTACCATCGCTCAAACTACAATCGCCTATTGGTTCCGAATATACTATATCGTTTGATGATAATGGTTCGTTGCTAATTAATGGCGTTAAGTACGTATCGCCAACTAATCAAAACGATGAAGTCATTAATGGTAATAAGCAATATGAAGGAACAACAACGCTAAAAGGCGGATTAATACTTTATGATACAAGCGGTAACAGATATTCAGTAAACATAAATGTCGATGGTCAATTGATCGCAAACAAGGAGACAAACTAATAATGGAAAAATTAATAACAAACCTCGACCCTAATTTGGGGGCTACATTGCGAGAACAACTAGGGGATAATTTTCAAAAAATACAGAACGGTATTGATGGTCAATCCGATAGCTTGAATAAACAAATTTTAGATATGTTAGGAGACGTTCCGTTACAAGATAAAGACGAAGTGACGCAGGCAAGAGTGGATTCATCTGGCAAAGCATATTCAACGCTTAAAGGGAGACTGGATAGCCAACAATCGTCGGCAGATACCGCTTTGAAAGAAGAACGCGCGATTGGATTAGAAGTAGAAGAGGCTCGTTCAGATTCTTCTGGCGAAACATTTGATGACTTGAAATCAAGACTCAATTCACAAGAAAGTAAAATTGATAACAGAATCGATAATAAATTGGCTCAAATCAGTTCTGTTCCTGAAACGTTTGCTAATCTTGCTGCATTAAAAAATGCTTATCCAAACGGAAGAACTGGTATATTCGTAACCGCCGACACAGGGCATAAGTACATTTGGGCTAACAATGTGTGGAATGATGCTGGAGTATATCAATCTGTTGGTATTGCAGATAGTTCTGTTGGTTTAAACCAGTTGACAGATATGGCAATTAAGACAACTTTTGTGCCATCACGAGACGGAGTGCCACAGCTCGACTCAAGTAGCTTGGTTTTAGATTTTAACGCAAAAAACGACTATCCATTCATATTAACTAACGAAGACCACATTGTACAAATTCCGTTAGGGTCACAGGTGGTTATTGATTTCTCGACAAGCAGTGTAGTTTCAATCTTGGCCAATAGAAAAACAGGGGTTGTAACAGTTCACAAAATAGGGACAGACATAATCAGTGACGGAAACATCATTATTGGATATTTGCGTATGACTACTGACGGTCAGATAATTGTCTCTGGCCCATTATCAAATGCCTTAATGGTAGATGGAATTAGTTATTTTGATTATTCATCTGGTGGTTCACCTATTATATTTGGATATTCTCCAAGTGGAGTACCAGATTTCAATTCTAAAACATTTGAAATTGAGATGAATTCTGTCACAGGTGCACAGCCTTATGTTGTATATAATGGTAAGACAACCCTTATTCCTGTTGGTTCAAAAGCTATTCCAGTCGGAGGCTTGCCCCAAAACGGGGGTCGCTCAATAAAGCTGTGGATTGATTTGGGAGACAATAACCTATACACGACTACTTATGCTGAAAGACCTAATAATAACTCTCAGTTAATATCAACAATATTCATTTCAAATGGAATTATTCGTTCGACAATTAATATGACTGTTGACGGTCATTTTCCAGATGAAGAGTTCTTCAGTTTCACACCATCACACAATGGAAACCCGTTTTATGACGTAAAAACCAATACGCTAGATTTTAATTGTTATAGTGACCAAGCCTATGTGCGTTATAACGGCGTTAATAAGCAAATACCTCTAAAGTATTATATTAACGTTCCAGAATTAATAGCTGGTTCAACTGCTCGAATACTTTATAATCCCATTGATAATGTTTTTTCTACCACAGGATGGCAGGCATCTATTCCAGCTGGTTATATTCAGGTTGCAAGCATTCGATTAACTAGAACCAGCGGTGCAATTAGTCAAGGTGCATTTGAAATAGATTATCTTGGTAATCATGGCAATAATGGTTACACAAAACAATCAAAATATATCAAGCAAATTGCACATAGAGGTTTTAATGTTAGCGCACCAGAACAGTCAAAATTAGCTTATACAATGGCTTCAACTTATGGTATAAACGAATGGGAAGGTGACATTCAATTTACATCTGATAATGTCCCTGTGCTATGGCACGATAATAATGTCAAAGGATATGCCGCTGATTCAAATGGCAACATAGTAACAACTGATTTGAATATCAGCGATACCACTTATGCAGATCTAATTAAATATGATTTCGGATATTCAAAATCTCCTAAATATAAGGGGACAACTATTTTGAGTGTAGAAGAAATGTTTAAGTTAGCTAGAATATATGATGTTAATATGCACTTAGAATTTAAGAATGACTATGACGATGCTAAAATTCAGAATCTGGTAAACCTAGTGAACAAATATGGTATTGAAAAAAATCTGTCTTGGCAGTCGTTTAATTCAACTTATTTTCAAAAGGTTGTTAAATTACTACCAAAAATCCCACTTGAATTCTTAACAATGCTTAATGATGATAATGAAGTAACTAGGCTGTTGGCTGATATGGATAGCTTCAAAACCGATGGCAGAAATCTAATAGCAAGCGCTGATTGGTATAACGCAAGTGTTGATCGAGTCAATCGTGTTACTGACTATGGATATAAAATTTATATTTGGACAGTTGATGATGTTAATGCGGTGAATAAGTTTGCTGATTGTCTAGTTAGCGGATTTATGACTAACGGAAACGTTGACGTTAATGGTACAATTAGAAAGCAGTTAATGTCATAATTTTTAAAGGAAAGTCATGAATAAAATTTATAAAATACTTGTTAATACGTTAGCTCCGAGCATTTTTGCAAACGGAGGTTTAAGGAAAAAAATATTAAAGTTATCTGGTTTCAAAATTGGTTCAGGTTCAAGGATAAACTCTGGTTTTCACTTTGATTCTAATAACGTTTTGATTGGCAGCAATGTTGTTATTAACCATTTTTTTAATTTTTTTGACGCTGGAAAAAATGCAAAATTAATTATCGAAGACAATGTGTTTATTGGTCCGAATTGTCATATTGTAGCTATGTCTCATGAAATAGGTACTTCAATACAACGAGCTGGTAAATCATCTCCTACAGACATTACTCTTCAACGTCGGGCATCGATTG